CTACAGATTTAACTGAGGGAGCATGGTCAGCTCTAGCTGGTTTTACATCAAAGCTTATTTTAGAGTTTCTTTGAGAAGCATCTGGACGTAAAGGAGCTAATACATCCATTTCACTAATCAGTCTCATAGTGAAAGTAGAAAAGTTATCTGCTCTATCTTTAGAAGCTGAAACCACAAGGAACTTTAGTTGTGGGTCCATGCGTAGTTTCCAGACTACGTAAGCAGAAGTAATCCAAGATTTACCTACACCTCTAAAAGCTTGAATTATTTTTCTTCTAGGACCGTGTTGAAGGTATTCAGCTATTTCTAGTTGTACTGGTGTTGGATCTGGAAGGTTTAAATGCCTCCAAGTAAGAATTAGAAAGTATCTAAAGTCTTGTAGCTTTTCTGGTAAAGGTTGCAAAACAAATCAAACGTGATTAATAGTATTTTTAAGAAAAATAAATAAAAGAATAACTATACATATCCAAACAATAAAGCCAATCATTAACGTTCTAGAGGATGAACAGCTTCTAGGTCAGGTAAAGATGCCATGAGATCATTAAAAGGAGATGATTCCACAGGGATAGATTCAATACCATTATCTTTCAATAATTGTCTAGCTACGTTTAGGTCAGAAGGTGTGGCATCACCTGTTCTAATTCTGTTTAAAAGTTCTTGTATTAGTACTGTATGAAGGTTTTCTAAGGCTTTTTGATTATTGTCCATAAGTTCCTTAAGTGTATTTAATTAAAAGGATAGCGTTAATTAGGCAGCCATATAATTTTCTAGTTCTTCTGCCTTAGCATTTAAACCTGTATAAACGCCATGAAGTTTATGATCAGGTCTGTGTCTACCATCAAGAATATATAAACGTTCCATTCTTAAGACACGTTCTTCATCTTCTTTTCTCCATTCAGGTTTATAAGCGTTCATTGGTAATTTGCAAAAAATAAGATTGTTGTTAAGTTTAGATTGGCTTGAGAGTCCCCAACTAAGCCAAGCAAAGCCTCCTCTGGTCATAAGGGAGGCTTTGTTATTTCTATATATATGATTCTACTATGTTTAAAGCTATTGGATCATTATTTGTTTATAAAAGTCCTAAAGAAGGAGAAGGATATAAACGTTTTTTAAGATATTTATCATCTAAGAAGTTAATGAAATTAGCAGGAACAACAGGACATTATTCAAAAACAGAGTTAATTAGAAGGATTATGAGTCAGTGATGTTTTTTAGATTCTTCTAGTCTGACAACATCTTTTTCTAGTTGAATTAAGCGTCTAAATATTTCAATAATATCTTTTTCTCTGCGTCTATTAATACTACCAAAGGTCATTAAAACCATGCTTGCGACAGCACCAATAATTGCAGCAGTTATTTCAGGCACTGACGATTTGGATAATTTGTTTTATCTTAGTTAGGTTAGCTTTCTTTCTTTATGAATGACGAAACCACAAACAAAACCAAAGACAAAAAAGAAAAAGAGCAAGAAAAAATATTAACTAACGATGATCAACCTGAATACCAAGAGAAAATAATGTTCCTTGTGTCTACAACGGCCCAAGGAGCCATTCTTTTTTGGTGTATTTGCGTCTTGTCACTGGGATACATAAAACTTCCTACAAGGATGTTTGGAATGGATATTCCAGACCAGCCAAGAATTGATAGTACATTTGCCGCTGGATTATTGGGAAATATTTTAGCTGGTTGGGGCATTAGTGTAGGAGCCAACAATGGCAACAAGAAAAAGAAAAAAGAGGAAGAAGCGTCTGGTGCTATACCAAAAGGCGGTGGCTATCAAACTATCATTGTTAAACAGCCATTGGAACTTATAGCTAAACAAGCTGAAGTTCAAAGGATTGATCCCATAACTAACCGTCCTATAGGTGGAGACGGCAAACTTCAATGAAACACTTTCTTTTCCTACTGCTATTAGCAGCTCCAGTACACGCTGGAGGTATCACCCATAAGATCACAGCTACAGCTCAAGCTTCTGTTGATGGATCGTATTCTCATGCAAAAAGAATAGGTTCAACTTATTCAATGAGTAGTACAGGAGTAACAGCAGGAACTATGGGACATTTAGACGTTCCAGCATCATCAAATAGCACCCTAACAGGAGTTGCTGCAACGCATGGTTCAGGTTCTTATACTCAGACAACCGCAGGGGCAGCTACAACTTTTAGCGAAACATTTATTCAGGGTGATGCAACACCAAGCGCAACAACTTTGAGTAGCGGTGCTATTGGATCACTCCCAATGCTGGGAGATACGATTAGCTACACAGGAGGTGACAACACAGGGTTGGCAGCCACTATCACGAGCGTATCGGGAGGGACTATTAGTTTAACGGCTGGTAAATCTGGTACTAGCGTAACTGGTTCAATTACAAGTGCATTGTCGATAGGTGACTAATGCGTTATTTATTATTAATAGCCTTTATATCCCTTCCAGCGCAAGCAGTCCCAGTTATTCCATCATTTAATTCTGGATCGACTACAGCAAGAACAGAAAGTAAACAAAATACCACAGAACTTATAGAACAGTGGACGTATTCGACAGGCTATGAATATTCAGTAGGAGGCACAAATTTAAATATTCAAGGAGATTTATTACCCACCACCGTTACCACAGGGAGCCACGTTGTAGATGGAGTTACTACTACTCATCATGGGATTGACCTTAATTCTAAACCTACGGTTACTATGCACACTCAAGGAGCAGCGACGAATCTAATTGAGTCATATCACGGCCCAGGATTAAAATCTTTTACTCGAATCAATAGAGATATTATCACCGAATCTGTAACAGAAACAATGTCAACATTTACTCAATGAAGAGATATTTATTTACAGCACTATTGTTAATAAATAGTCCTGTAATTGCAGATACTACAATGACAAATAACCCTATAAGCAATAGTAGTGGAAGTGTAACTAATTTGGGTGTAATGAATATGCCATCTAAACAATTTACAAATACATTATCATTAAGTCAAGTCCAATGCCAAGGTGACACCTTAGTTGTTCAACCTTTTTTAACTGGTAATTATTCAGGAGGTATGCCAAAAGTTGATAATTTTTTAGATCCTATATATTCAACTAAAGATGTAAAAGGTGCTTTTGATGAAAACGGAAATGAGATAGGAGATGGAGAAGTTGATGACCCAACATTAGTAAGAGGTTATAGAACAGTGCAGAGATTTGAGAAAACAAATTATGCAATAAGCCCAGGAATTAGTCTGAGTTGGAATATTAATTTGGATCGTAAAAGTGTAAGAAAATGTAGAGAAGGACAAAAGCATGTTGTTAATTTATTACAAGCAAAATATGAGGATGCCAGATTATCCTATGAATTAGGACGTGCAAAACATTGTGCAGATCTCTTGAAAAATGGAATAGTAATAAAAGGGAAATATGCAATTCTTTGCCAAGACATTGAGCTAGTCAGCAAACCTAATACTTTGATTGACCATACCCACTCTATTTCCGAAGATCCCTCTGAGCCTTTCTCCTTTCAGAAAGGGACAATAACTTCTCCTTCTTCTTAAATAATTTCTTAGCCAAGACCTTAGACCGTTTTTTAATCTGCTTCTGAATCTGCTTCTGAACTATTTTTATGTAGGGCTGCAACGTACCAACAGCAAGAATACTGGTCACAGCTATTGCAGATGTTGAAACCAATAATGGAACAGGAGGAGAATAATTTCCTGCTATTTCTAGTGGGTTTAAACCTTCCCACACCGTTTCACATTTATTTGTAACCTGATCTCTTCTCCAACCTTTAATTCTTGCAAGGCCGCCTTTACCTAGCGAACCAATAGGAGTTTTAGCAAGTGTATCTAAAGGTGGGCAGGGTAAAACTTCTGCAATAAACTCTCCATCAAGATTTGGAGTATTAAAGTTTTGTTGACTTACGTTGGAATCGCCCTTCTCGTCACTTTTTCCATCCTCTTTTTTCACTTCCTCTCCTACATCGTTTAACGCATTTAAAAGTTCAACAGGTTGATCAGCCTTTGGTGGTTGTATATCAGCGTAAAGATCAGGGGCTATATACATTGCTGGAGCGTGATCACATAAAACAAAATTATTTCT